ATTTCAATCGTAGGCTTTGGTCGCCCTAAGTTTACTGGAGCTGCTGCAGCAACTGCTGCCCCAGCTAAGTGCCCTACTTGCGGTAAGTAATTACAAATATTAAAGCCCCCTATTGCTAGGGGGCTTTTTTATTGGCCTGACGGCTAGTTAAGATGCAGAACAAGTTATGCTAGCGAAGTGCCAAACTTATCAACCGTAGAATGAATCTCTTCACCACGGTACATTGTTTTACCTTTATGGATATGAACCTGATCAAAGTGGAAACTATCGTCATCTCCATCTTTAAAGAATATAACACTTACACCCTGTTGCCAGTTCTCAAAATACTGAAGAGCCTGCCCCTTAACATCAACACCACCCTTAACCGATGGTACAGCTCCATCCACTCGGCAGAGGCATCCTGGCGAGAATGAAACGCTTTTAATGGACTGATCCCGATCAAAGACAGTTTTGCTCTGTTGCTCCATACGATGTGTATGACCAAAGAGGGTGGAAATATTTGGATTAGAATTCGCATATTGAGCAGCTGTAGAACCAGATGCGTTAGCCCTATCACCATGCATAGCACGAAGACGCTTATTAATCCAATGTGCAGCAGCTGGGTAACCATCGATAAACTCCACTCCAAGTTCTTCACATCGCAATAAGTTCTGTAGGCTTAGAACTGGCCAAGCCTCTGGCATGTTGGCTACTTTAATACCGTAAGCAGCAGCAGCGTTGTTGTTAATAAAGCGGTTAAGACGCTTGTCATGATTACCCTCAAGAAGGATAATTCTCGCATCCACGCCGGCATTAGCTCGCTGCTCAGCAAGAAAACGATGGCCACGATTAATAGCAAGCTGGGCAGTGTGAGCAAAATTGGTCTCCTGTTCGTAAGTTCCATACATAGGTAGGTCTAGGAAATCTCCTAGGTTAATAATTTGTGCAAGAGGGTGACCGTGGTCTAACCCTACAACTTGTAACGCCACATCCATAGCAGCCTCGTCGTGAAAAGGATCTAATGATCCGTCCTCGTAGCGACGGTAACCAATCTGTGGATCAGGTAATGCGACAGCAACTTTCCAGTCGCTACTTATAAGACCTGTTGTACGAATCTTTGGCTGTATAACAACAGGTTCTGCGTGCTGTACTGGCTGCCATGATGGTCCTTCTCCCCACTTAGGAGAGAGAATAATTTTAGTGTCATCTGGATTAGTAGAGATACTTACCTTACTAATCTTTCCTACATCTTCAGGGCTTAAACCATTAGCCTTAAGCAACTTATCAATAGAACTTAAGCCACTGCTGGCTGAGGACTCTGACTTGGCGGTATTGTAACTATCTTCTAACGACATATGCAGTTCCCGTTTCTGTGCTCTTTGAGCGACGTTATACCGAATGGTGCGCCTGCTGATTTGTAAAGAGTGTGCAGACTTCTAGTTGAGAAGTCATCATCATTTAATGAGTCTACAAATGCTATATGATCGTTGTCATTAAGGGATGTAGCCCATGCGCCCACAACACATTTACCTGCGACGTTGGGGTTTTCTACTTTTGCTTTTAAATACAAAGAATCTAAACTCATTGCGCCTCCTGTTTATCTAATAGGGGCCTAGGTTATAGGCCCCTATTAAACATTATACTATAGATTAGTATGAAGAATCAATTCCTTGGCTAAAGCCACGCTTTGTTACAGCAGGAATACTTGGGCTGTTTGACATTGTCATTCCAGCTTCTGGTGAAGTTGTCTTCATGTAAGATGCTTTGATTGAATACGCAGCACCCTTTCGTTCTCCGCCTGGAGCAGCAGCTACGTTTGAACGGTTAGCTTTTGTTCCCATAGCGGTTGGGTCTCCAGCTTGTGCTCCACCCTTAGGCATGAGCTTTCCTGTAGCTGGACGTACGTCAGCTGAAGGTGAAGTGAACTTAGTTCCTTCTCCAGCAGCCATTGTTTGACGACCCTGCGAAGCCATATAGGCTGCAGCATCTTTTGCTATATCATTACTTGCCATAGTTGGTACCTAACTATTAGTGAGATCTCATTGTAAAGTCTATATTAACTTACTGTAATTGTAAAGACAATCGCGCTTATTTGTCCGTCTCTAGAATCTACTGTTGTAAATCCTGGACGGCAGGTTAAGTTCATACCTCTTGGTGCTACGTAACCACTTGCAATAGCAATAGCTTTTACAGCCTGGTTAACGGCTGAGGCACCAACTGCACGCAGTTTTACCTCAGGCTTTTCATAAAGGGCGTGGGCAATTGCCGACCCCACCGATTGTGCATTTGAGCTTGCGCTTACACGCAAAAACTTCTCTTCTGTTAAATCTGTCACGATTTGTAGTCCTTTAGGTTCGATTTTTAGTCGCCCACCTAAGTAATATACTACGGTGTATCTCCGTATCCCGCTGCTCTAAGTAGCCCTACAAAATCTTCTAGTCTAAGGATGGTTACCCACTCCCCAATAGAGGCCTCTCCCTGCCCGTTTAAGCGTAGTACAGCACACGGCAAGTCTTTACCGTTATGTCGTTCCTTTAACTGCTTTATAACAGCGCTAGGGTTAAAATCTTTACGTGCCTTTACTTCCCAGTCAATCCCGACAGTACCAGTAACGTCAGTACCACTACGACCAGCACCAGTGCTCTCAGCAAATGGAAACCCATGCTCTGCGAGGTAGTTTGCGACAACTTTTTGCGATCTGTATCCACGATGTTTCCTACTCTGACTAGGCATTATGTTGTAAACTTCCGCTGTCTTGATCTTAAACCGTCGCCACCTGAAGTACGACGAGTCAATTCACGGGAGACTACACTGCTGTCTCTCTCAACATTAAGAGTCTTAGTCTCTAGTAGTTTACGGAATGCGTACTTGATGTCCAGATCATGGACAAGCTCTTTCATCTCATCTGTAGATGCAATAGTTGCCTTAGCTAGAGCTACGCGGTCATTCTTACCGCCAGTCCAACCCTTCAGCATACCTGCAGCTTCGTATTGATCTACGGATCGTTGAGCTTCACGCTCATTGATAATAGATATAGCTAAGACTCCAGCTAAATGATCGTTCCACTGCGTCAACTGCACGAAGAGATCCATCAAACCATCATCATCTAGATCTGTAATGTCTCTAGGCAGTGGTGGGATAGAGTCTTCGGGCTTAGGCGTTAAGGAAAAACCTAGCTCACTTAGAGCATCAACTACTTGCTTACTTATACTCATATGTTTACTCCTCATCTCTAAATGGTGCACATCGTTTGCATCCCTTTTCAAGGTCGATGTTGCACACTGGCTCACGATCATTCTCTACAGCCCAAGCTACATCCCTAGCCTTATCAAAGATCTCAGCTGTATATTCTGCGTTGTACTTGACAACGAATTCTTTATATTCTTGGTTAGCTTTAAGCTCATAGATAAATACAATCTCATCCGGAGCTGTGTCAAGCAGACCTTCTTCAACCATTAAGTGACATAGGTGTAGGTATACCTGACCTTGTAACTGATGAGAACGTAGAGGTGTGCGTATGTTCTTCCACACTACATCAATATCATTATTGTATTGAGCTAACATTGCAGGCATTTCCATACGGATAGTGCCTGTACCAATAGACTTGATCTCAATTAGGCAGTCATCTCCCAAGCCCTTGATCCAACCATCGGCATGACCACGCATCATATACTTATCGCTGCGTAGGGGTACCTCGGCGTAGCCCACACTCTTGTGTACATCTTTAGACACAGCCCAAGAACTACCGGTAGAGTCGGACCACTTACCGTAAAGAACTCCCATGTCTTTAAACCAGTTCTGCCACTTAGCGTGGATGGTATGTCCCTCTGCAAAGATAGATGCAAGACGAAGTGTTGTCTTGTCACGAGTCTCTACATAGTTACCTTTGATAGCGTGATACTGTGCAATAGCACACCACTCAGACTTAATAATATCTGAGGGATGGATATAAGACTGATCTCTATCATCGAAGGGTTGAGCTAGAACATGGCGCTCTAAAGCACCCATCAAACGTGTCTCTCGCTTGCTGCTATTAAGGAATTCCTTAAGATCTTTGCTCGGAATTGTTGTCGGTTTTGCCATACTTACCCTCCAGGTCAAGCCATTGGTCTAAGGTTAGACCTAGCTTCTTCATCTTACGTTCTGCTGCATTTCTCTCTCTGTGGGATAAACCACCAAAGATTCCATGCAACTCTTCATTTATCAATGCTTCTTTAAGACACTCTTTACGTACCGGGCACGGTGGTCTACCGTCTTTGCCCCAGCAAATTGCCTTAGCTTTGTCCGCTATTGGCCTGTATAAAGCTTTGTCTCGTGGTGGAAAAAATATCTCTGTATCTTCTCCTCTACACTTGGCTTCATATCTCCAAGTCCAATCCGGATCGTCACTATATCGCACTACTCACCTCTTAATGCATTACGCATTTCAAAAAAATCCTCCTCTAGTAGTACCACATAGTTTTCGCCATCAAGATGCAGACCAAGAACTGGAGTTCTGCTATCAAGTATTGCTTCTTTAGTAATCTTTTCAAGTACTTCTGACTTGATAGTTACTGATTTCTTTCCAGTCCACTTGTGCTCAATAAGAAGATCGTCACTTCTGACGTCTCCTTTACGAGACCAAAATGCACCAGAGGCGGCGCTGCGCTTGCCACCTGCTACTTTCTCTAAACGTTTTTCATGCTTAAGAGATTGTTTCTGACCCTCACTCTTCATCAGGGCTCAACATAATTACTGGGGTTGACTTAAGAGTATCCATTACCGCTGCGGTAAGTTCTTCTCGTAGGTCAATCTCTTCACGTAGTGAGTCAATGAGAGCCTGAGCTCCTTGCCACTTACGATCATTATAGTACATCCAGCCACCCCGACGATCCACGATGCCATTGAGGATGGATAGGGCAACAATCTCCTTACCGGAGTCATAACCCCCAGCGTTAACTGGTCCCCCATCTGCAAAGTAGAAGTCGAGGTAGGCTGTTTGCTGTGGCGGATAAGTCTTGTTCTTTATTGTCCGGACACGAATTGTCTGCCCCACACGGCGCTTCTCTTGTCCAGTGCCTACCTCTAGCCAATCATCACGTTTTACTTCGCAACGAACGCTGTAGGCATAGTCTTTGCCAAGACCTCCCGGTGTTGTACGAGGATCGCCGTGCATGACACCGATCTTCATACGGTATTGATTGATCATCATGCCCAATACTGGACGCTCTGACTCAATCAAATCTCTTTTGGTTGCGGATGCCACCTTGCGGAAGAACTTGTTAGTTATTAAAGCTCCTCGTCCAACGGTGAATTCATCCATTTCTTTCTCATCCTCTGCTCCAGGAACCAAGGCAGGAAGAGAATCAATAACGACCATATCCACAGCTTTGCTTTCCATAAATTTAATAACCGCTTCATAAGCATCCTCCATGCTATTAGTTTCTACTAGAATAACTCTTTCAGTGATAACACCACAGAGCTCTGCGTATTTAGAATCAAAATCTTCAGCAGCAATCCAGACCGCAGTGAAGTCAGGATTTACCTTTTGGTTGGCTGCAATAGTGCGTAGTGCTAGAGCTGTCTTGCCGTGAGATGCCTCGCCAACAAGTTCTACCCAACGGTTCATTGGCCAGCCACCACCAAGAACAACATCAAGTGTAAGAGAACCAGTTGTGATTCTCTTTGTAAGGACAACTTCACTGGCTGCTACAACAGTATTAGGCCCCAACTTTTTATTAAGCTGTGCAACAATCTTCAAAGCCTCTGAGTTAATAACTGCCATTATCCGATCCTATCTACGATTGTTGTTGGATTAAATCCGCCTGATTGTCCTCTTTGAATTGCTTTCTGAGTAGGTCCAGAACTACTTCCTCCGGTACCTGAGATACCAGACCCTGTCTGTTGAATAGGGTAACCACAGTCATAGCAACGCATGCGCTGCGTACCTTGTGGTGCAAAGTAATTACCTGACCCACACTCCGGGCAAGTGTCTGCACGCCTAGCACTCTGAGCCTTTGTTACTAGCTGGTCAGTGTCAGGATTGTAAGCAACGTTAACGTTAGGCTGCTGTGCTGGAGGTACGTACGGAACCGGTGCTGCTGGTCCGGTAGGAGGCATTGCTTGACGAGGTGTTGCGTTAGTACCTAGTCTCTTAGACCACCAATCATTATTCGACATCTGTTTCCACCTTTGATTCTAATAGTCCTAAATTAAAAAGAGTTGATATGCAGGATACCGATGAGGATATCGCCACGATCTTAAATAAATCTACAAGCTTATCTTCTAGTTGATTAACAAGCTTTGCCATATCTTGATCTTCTTCGTCATAATCTAATAGGTAAGCAGCAGATGTTATACGAGAAGCCAGGTCTGAATGAGAATCAATAAACGGAATTAGACTAGCAAAACGTTCTAAACGTTTTTGACTTTCTTGTTCTTCCATCTCAGCTACCTCGTCAGAAATAGGAGGTAGACCTAGAGACTCTGCTATACCTTCTGCGGGCTCTAGCATAGAGTCGTATATAGCTTGGCGCATCAGTATTGGCAGAGGTATGTGTTTAATCTCAACACGGTTCTTCTTCTTTTTCTTTCGTTTAAAGATCAATCTTTTGCCTCTCCCCATTTATCTACTATTTTAACATCTGCTAGCATAGGTATTGACAGAGCTTTGATGCCCTCCATAGCCTCACGGATTGCTGCTGCGGTCTCTTCTATAATCTCTTTTGGTGCAACCGTTACTAATTCATCGTGAATAGTAAGGATCATGGCAGCCTTATCTGGCAACAAACCTTCTGCCCGTACCATAGCCAGCTTGATAAGATCTGCTGCTGACCCTTGAATAACAGTGTTAAAAGCCTGACGCTCTGCTCCCGAACGCTTACCAATCTCACGAGACAACATGTCTGGAAGATAGCGACGTCGATTCATGTACGTAAGTGCGTAAGGAACTGGCCCGCGTCTACGAGTCTCTGCTACTACCTGACGCTTGTACTTAGTAATAGATGGAAACTTACGTGCAAAGTTATCTAATAGATCACGAGCTTCTTTACTGGACACTCCAATAGAAGTAGCAATCTTCTCAGGCCCAATACCGTACATCATACCCAGTACAAGAGTCTTAGCACCATTGCGATCTACACCAACTGTATCTCCAATAGTTGTATAGATGTCTACTCCATCAAGATAGTTTTGACACAGCACTCTATCACCACTAAAGGAAGAAAGAATACGTGGCTCAATCTGTGAGTAGTCAGCAACAACAAGTTGATAACCTTCCGGAGGAACAAAAAGATTTCTAATAGCTTTACCATTAGGTGTACGTGGGTTAGGTACGTTCTGTAGGTTTGGATTACGACTAGAGAAACGACCTGTCTCTGCCCCGTATTGAATAAAGTCTGTGTGGATACGACCATTCAACAACAGTGCTTGCTTAGCCACTGTTTTAGATTTGCCTGAGGTTGTCCTAGTTATATCTCCACCAAGGTAAGGTATTACATAAGTAGTTAGTAACTTGTTTAGATCAGAATAATTAAGAAGGGCGTCAACCAAAGCATCCTTGCCCATAAATGCTTTAATAGCGGGCTCAGATACCGAGAAGTCTGAGATGATAGGGTCAATGCCCGCCTCGCTATTCTTGACGCCCTTCGGGGTGAGTACGCGTGGTTTAAGTCCGCGACCACCCTCCTTCTTACTAGAGAACAAAAGCTTTTGCTTTTCAGGTACGCTGTTAATATTGAATGCTTTTCCTGCCAAGCGGTAGATAGTGGCTTTAGTTTCTTCTAGTTGCAGTTCAAGATCATCTTTAAGGATCTTAAGAGCCTCAACATCAATGTCTGCTCCATGAAGTTCCATGCGAGAAATTACATACAACACGTCCATCTCTAACTTAAATACTCCAAGAACATTATCACGCTCTAACTTAGGAGCATACTTATTCCACAACTTCCATGTCCACTCTGCGTCTAGCCCTGCATAAGTAGCGACGTCATCAAAGGTATGTATTTCAATCTGAGCACCTACACCTTTAACCATGTGGTAATCAAACTCTCGTTTTAAACAGTCATCAAGACCTAAGTTATGATTGTTACGAGTATCTAGAACAAAAGCTGCGTTGAGGGTACACGCATATGGTTTGGAAGGCAGTTGCCCTAGATACTTCGTAACACTCTGTAGGTCAAACTTTAAGTTGTGCCCAATCTTAAGCATGTCACTAAAGAACATTGGCTTAAGGGCTTTAAATACTTCTCCGGGAGTAAGCTGCTCAGGAGCTTCTCCAAATATTTTAGTTGCTTTACGCTCATCTTTACTGTAGTCGGATGCACGAAGAGGCAGGCCTTTAATGATACGGTCTTGTGCAGAAGGAAGTAAAGGATACTCTGTATGAAGATACTCACCATTAGGGTGGCCCATAGGAATAACATCGACACGATCATTAGTAGCCATAGCAATCCAGACAACTTGATTCTGTCGTGGGTCGCCACGATGATCGCCCATAGTTTCTACGTCAAATACAAAAGCGTCTTGTGTTTGATAGTACTCCACAAGATCTTGTAACTGTTCAGATGTTGTAATGATATTCATTGCGCTCCTAAGGTTTGGTTAAGGGAGCCGGTAGAAAGGAGGTTCAAAAACCCGGCTCCCTCAACAAGATGAGATTACTTATCCGTTGGCTGCGATTTCACGAGCAATCTCCGCAAGCTCTGCCTTGGTTGAAGTATGGAGAGCTTCAGGTCCAAGTGGCTTTAGGGTCTTGATTAACTCAGAGGCAGCAACAGGATCAATATCCCATTCCTCAGCAAGGTCACGTTCTTTAACAGGTACGACGCTGTAAGATGTCTTGGTCCCCGTGCCAGTCTTACTTACTGCGTAGTACATGTCTGGGCGATTGAGAGGTGCTGTCTTCTTATCAGAAGCAAGCTTCTCAAGTTGTCCACAGAGACGTACACCAACAATCATTAGTTGAACTTGTGGTTCTTCATCAGATAGATTTAGAACTGTAAAGGCGAACTTCTGTGATGGAATGCTACCTACTTGTACAAGTGGGTCGCCTTCGCCAATACTGATAAATGATTTCTTCCCTGGTCGATTAACCCAGTGTTGCATGAACACAATTGGTTCGTCGGAAATAAACTTTACAAGCTGAACATCTTCATCAAACTTGAAGTCAGTTGCAAATGCTTTGGTAGATTTAGCTACAGCCTTCTTGGCTGCACTCCAACCAGTTTGAATGCTGGAGGATGTTGGTGAGGATGTATTTTCGTCCTCTTCAATAAACAGGTCATCTGCTTCTAGAGATGCTGCTGTTGTGTATGAGTCAACGTTTGGAACGTCTGACTTGTTGATACGTAGTGATGTGGTCATTGGTTTCTTCTTTCATAGGATCAGTGGATCATGGTTGTTAGTTTGTTTCTTGACTGTGAATCTTTCTCCAGGTTTCCATCAATTCAATTGATAGATCTGAGTGTCGGTTCCAATCAATTCGTGGGGCTTCCATAAGCACACGGGCTTCGAAAGCTTTTATAGTCGCCTCTACAATGTCTCTGCTGTACATCCGCCAACCTGGCTTCTTTACACCATCAACTACTATAGACTTGAGACGGTAAGGTGCACGTGGTATATAACCTTTGCGTTCCCAAAGTCTTATAGTCACTAGTGGACGACCTAGAGCAAGAGCAAAAGCCCCTGCACTAAATAATTCTACCACACTTCCGTTAGGTAGTTTTTTAACCTGAGGATCTGAATCCCAGGAACCTTCTTCTTTTGCTGCTTTATGCTTCTTAGCCTCAGGATTCAGGGGACGACGTTTCTTCTTAGAGCCTGGATAGAACTCATCCAACTCTGCAAAAATGCGGTCTACTGGATCCTGATTAGTCATGATTTGCTTGGTATAAACGCGTAGCTAACGGACTTAGGAAACATTGAGTCAATCTCTTCTTCTGTAAGTAGTCCTTCGTACAGGCAAGCCATAACCTCTGACTCATCTAATACTGGAACCATCTTATAGCAACGCTCTGACAAACCCTTAGCAGCAAGTGTGCGTGTGGCTTCATCTTCATCAAGCTTTTGTGTGACACGGCGTTGGCGCTGAAGTGAAGTGTAGCCGTCTACCTCTTCTGGTAATGAGTACCAGAGGTGACCCTTCTCATCAGGCGTGCCTTGATCATCCACAAGAGCAGACAACTCTGTCTTGAGGCTTGATTGTTCTTTGGTTAGATCTTCGATACGGCTGCGTAAATTTACGTACTTGCGTACCTTACTTACAATTGGATTGCCTTCACTAGGCAAGTTTCTTTCGATTACTTTTGGCATATTTACCCCCTATTAAACAATATAGCACAGATAATTTAGTCTTGCAAATCCACCTTGATGTACTCTTTTAGGGCAGAGATAATTACATCCGTAACAGTACGGCCATCGATCTCGGCCTTGTCTTTGACAGCGGTCCACAGTTCATTAGATACCCGTATGGTGCGGGTTGGGGTCTTAGGTGCATTAGGCATAAAGAATATTTTAAACCATAGTGGTCTGCAAGAACGCCTTAAGACTACCCAAATTTAGCTCTACACCACCATCCAAATTGATGCCCTCACCATCCATAATCGCATCGGCTACTGCATTCTTTTGAAGCAACATGTCGTGCTGTCGCTCCTCTATAGAACCCTCCATCAAGAAGTCTTGAATAACAATTGAAGGCCAAGTACTAGAGGCCCTTCGTATACGCCCATTACGTTGTAGCGCCAGACCTGCGTTCCACGGAAGATCGTAATTAATAAGTAGGTTAGCCTGAGGGAGATCCACACCATAGCCACCGGCATCAGAACTGATAAGTATACGGCAACTTGGCTGAGTTTGGAAAGTAACCTTAGCAACCTCTTTAGCTTTAGCATCTAACTCTCCTGTATAAATTTGTGGCTGGTACTCTTCGAGACTTCTCTCAAGTAGCTTAACCATGTGTACATAACTAGTAAAGATAACAACTTTATTTTGATCATTAACATCTAGAAACTCCTGTACGTAGCGCCGTAATGCATCAGCTTTTGGATGAGCTTTGAGGTCACTGAGCTTTCCTGACTCATCTAAATCGTTTACATACTTAGAACCATTGTCAGAGTCTTTACGGTATCTACCAGCAGAGTTAGACAGTAAAGCTGGTGCATCGCAAAGCATTCTTAATGCCGTGAGTTTAGACATGATCTTACCCTTTAAAGCATTTGCTGCGGTGTCCTGATCTCCGCCGGAATAATGAGAGAATATATCAAAGGATGTGCCGTAGCTTTCAATAGCGTTTTCTAAATCTTCTAGGATTTCTCTGACTATATGATTATAAAGAGCTGCTCCGGCTCTGTCAAAAGGTACTCGTATGGGCTGCGCAAAGATAGTGTCTGGTAAGTAAGGGGCAACATCAGGATCTTGTTGTCGCTTACGCACACTGGCCTGACCCATAGCTTTGTTTAGTGTGGGAAGATTCCTATACTTCTCTACCCCACCAAAGTGATTACGAACAATAAAAGTTTTGTCAAACAAATCAAACCGACCCAATACTTTTTGATCTACAAACTGCATAATACTGTAGAGCTCTTCTGGCTTGCCATTTTCAATAGGCGTACCTGTCAAAGCAAACTTGACTGGACTGGTAAGTTTCTTTACTTGCTTTGATCGTTTTGATCTAAAGCTTTTGATTGCTGTTGCTTCATCGCAGACGACGAATCCTCTTGCGAGGTGTTGAACATAATCCCAATCGTTAACAACCTGCTCATAGTTAAGAACCACGTAGTCCACGAGCGAGTGACCCCAGTCGACTGCTTCTCCGTATTGGATAGCTCTTTGTTTTGGCGTTCCATCAATGACCACAACGTTTGCAGCGTCATCTGTAAATTTCCTAATCTGTTCAGCCCACTGATATTTCAATGAGGATAGGCAAATAATAATACCAGGTTCAGTTATCTTACCTAGGTCTTTAAGTTCTTCAATAGCAGCGATAGTCAGGACAGTCTTACCCAAGCCAAGGTCGTAGGCGACAAGCATCTTCTTGCGTGCCACCATGGCCTCTACAGCCTCAACCTGATACGGTAAAAGTGTTCCTGTAAAACTCACGCGTCTTGTCTCCAGTGCAGGTAAGATCTAACATACACAACTGCGTAGGCTATTGCTGAAAAGATAAAACCATATTGAGCTGTGATAACTGCGTACGTTATCCACAACACTTCGTTAAACAGAAGTACGAACCAGCCCCAAATTGTTTTTTTTCCTACAAAATAGATACCTGTAACACCTATGACTGCCAACACCCATGACCACATCATACTAATGACATCATTCTTGTCTTAACCATTAGTTCTAAGTCTTCTATAGAAGAGTTGTTAGTAAAGATTTGATCTATAGGGTAGTCGTCCATCTGTGACTCAGATACATGAGCATTAACAGCGTCTACTCCAAGGCGTTTGATGCGCCAGATCTGTGAAGGGTACCCGGTAAACTCAGACATAAACTTAATAGATTCTGCTTCGTTTGTAAACCTAACATCAGTAATAACGTAATTACCTGCTGGATCTATAGTCTTAAATACTTCGTTTACCCAGAACTCTTCACCAAAAACTTTACGAGCAGAGACGCCTGCGTTCTGCAGGGCACGGCGAACATGTGGATTCTTCTTGGCCACTTCCCAACCGTCACGATCAACACGCTCTTTAAGAAAGATAGGCTCACCAGCAACGTTGTCTACCATAGGGTTCATCTCATAAAGAAAGTCCCTGATCTTATCTGCAAATGCTACGCGAGTATACCCATAGTTTTCTACTAAGATCTTAGCCACTGTGTCTTTGCCTGATTGTGCATAACCTGTTAGTCCGATAATCATAACCCACTCCTTACTATGTTAACCGCATCCGTTAATCCGGCTGCTTCTAGTTGTTGTGCGATTTGTTCACGTACACGATCTTCCCAAAGCTTTCTTTTATGAGAACGTTTGTTATCTGGATGTTGATTTTGAAATACTCCATTAGGATCATGAACATGACAAAACCCCTCATCAGTAATACGTTCAGTAATTGAGCAAGAAGTTCCTTTTAAAGTCATGGCTTTACATCTCATCATAAGAACGCTGCCTCTCCAAATACGGAATGTTTTGAACCCTCTAAGTAATAGTGTACCAAATGTTCTGGCATCTCTCCAATATCCTTGTACTCGCTACCTTGATAGTTTAAGAACCAACACTCCATGCCTTCTTTGCGAGTACGCTCAAGCATATCAGCTGACGCCTTCCTACCAGCAGCATCGTTATCCATAGCAAAGATCAGCTTGTCTGCAGCCTTCATAAGCTGCAACTGATCATCGCTAATAGAGGCACCAAA